TGGCCTCGCCACCTCCCGCTCTCGATTGGTACCATTTACGATCGAATGGGGGTGGGGATTAGCCAGCCCTTGCGACAGGTACTGACTAATCCCCCGACCATTACGCTGTACGCTACGCACACCATTAAGCCTGATCATGACCAACGGATTTGTAATCCGCTGTTTATCGCTGCGAGAGTAGGATAACTTGCGCTCATGTCGCATCTGTGTCGCGTCCAGTATTCTCGATGACCTTCGGCTCGGTCGGCGCGATCGTATTCTGGATGATGTGCCTAATGGTAACCCTAATATCCCCCTCGCCGTCCTCGCCGGTGTGCGTCTGCGGCGGCTTGCCCCAGCCGCGATCGAGCAGCGCGACGCACGCAGCCACGCGCGCAGCGTCGGTGTCGCCGTGCTGCGCAATGCCACCGAGCTGCTGCACGGCCACGTCGGTCCACTGACGCGCCAAGCTCCTGATATTGACTGGTGCTCTGGCCACTTGCGTCTCACCCGCCCCCTGTCCCCTGTTGCTCCAGCTTGGTCACCCGATCGGCCAGCGTCACCATGCTCTCCGCCAGCCGTGTGGTGACGCCGAGCAGCTTGCGCTGCAGCTCCTCCAGATCGCGCGAGCCGCGACCTGCCGCGCCTTGACGATCTCGCTGTCGACGAAGCTGACGACCTTCATCCCGGCCATGACCGCACCCTGTGGATAACTCCGCCAGAATGCGCCGCGTCACGCGTGGGCGTCAAGTTGCCCCTGTGGCCGAGGCTTGGGCCGGTGCCGCACGCCGAAGCCGAGATGCAGCATCAGCCGCAGCAGCTTGACCGATGAAGCGGGCACCTCGGCCTCACCCGCGACGTAGCGCCGGGACGTGCGATCGGACACGCCGAGGAAGCGCGCGCCGCTGCTCTGGTTCAGGCCCAGCGCGGCGAGCAGCCGCTCGTACTCGGCCGGGCTGATCGCCGCGACCTTGCGCCAGTCGGCGTAGTTTGGGTTTGCCATGTCGTCTCCGTTTGATGCCGTAAATAATATGCCTGATATTCTGCACTAGGTCAATTTGGACACTTGACGGACTAGGACAAATAGGCCTAGTCTGCGTCATCAACAACGGAGATACGCCATGACCAAGTACACCGACGGCTCCCTGATCCGCACCAAGCAGACCTTCGGCGAGACGATCAGCGAAGGCCACACCGACTTCGGCCTGCTCGACGCCAAGGGCCGCAAGCTGGGCGCCAACTGGCGCATCTTCCGCATCACCGTGACGCCGGTTGGCGACGCGCCGTCGAACTGCGGCTGCATCTGCATGGAAAGCCCCGACCTGACCGGCGAGCGCGTCGCGATCGCCCACACCGTCGCCCGCAACGGCGAACGCTTCGGTGGCGCAGGCTGCTGGCGCGAAGTCCACGCCGACGTCGCGTCCGCCGTCGCCGCGATCAACGCCAAGAACGCCAAGGCGCGCGCCCGCTACGCCCGCATGGCGGACGTCACCGCCCCCGGCCGCGAAGGCCCCGCCCTGCTCGACGCCGTCCTCCACGGGAGGGCATGAGCATGGGCAGCGAAAACAACCCGTTCTACGAGGAGGCGCTCGACGCCCAGCGCCTCGCCGCCGACAGCTTCGCCCGCAACACCGCAAGGAAAACCATCATGGACGGCCTGCCCGACCTCGTGCTGCCGCAGGTCTCGATCAACGGCAGCCACCCCGACGACCTGCTCGCGCAGCAATCAGCCGTGATCACCGCGCTCGCCCAGCTCCAGCGCCGCATGGCCGCCGCCCGCCCGCACGGCCGCGACTACCAGTACCGCCCGGCCGAGTACGTCGCCGCGCGCTACGCATGGGCCGCGCGCGAGGACCTGCTGCTCGCGCTGCAGCAGGACCTCGTCAACCACGCCAAGGCGATCAGCCGCGCGAGCGCGCGTTAAGCCAGCTTCGCCTCGGCCAGCTCGCTCTCCAGCGACTGGCCGCGGTGCTTGCCCAACAGCGTCAGCACCGCCTCGATCAGCACGTCCGCCCGCGCCCGCTTCTCGACCGCCTCGTCGCGCTCGGTCCGGTACGCCTCGACCTCGGTCTGCAGCCGCGCGTGCGCCAGCCGCAGGGCGTCGTGCTCGGCCTGCAGCCCGCGGTGCTCGACCTTGAGCTTGTCGAACGCCTTCTGGCAGGCGTCGCGTTCCTCCTCGGCCTCGACCACCGCCATCAGCCCGGCCTCGACGCGATCGCGCCGCCCGGTCGTCGTCCCGTTCGTGTTCATCGCCTGCAGCTCCATGAATTTCCGCTCCACACCGTGCGCCGGCCGTGCCGCTTGCACGTCTCCTGATCCGGCTTGCGTATCGTGACGACCACCGTCCGCACCGGACGGGGTTCCACCGGCGCAGCCGAGCCCGTGGGTGCGTTTTGCACCGGCTGGGGTGCCGGAGGCAGGGCCACCAGCGCGTCGCGCACCAGCAGCTGCCGCACCGGCTCCCATCGCTGCTCGAACGTGAGCGGCACCGGCGCCGTCATCGCCGGGTGCCGATCCTGTATCTTCTCGCCCGCGCCCGCCGCCGTGACGCCCGCGAGCAGGGCCGCCATCATCATCCACATTCTCATGATCCTTCCATCCTTCCAGCCTTCCATTGTCGCCGCCACGACGGGCGGGCGCGAGCCCGGTTACACATATATGTAACCGTAATTCCCCTTATATCTCAACGAGGTTACATTAGTTACACAGTTACACATACTATTGGAGACCTCCGGTTATATTAGGCTACGCCGCAGGTATCCTGGTACATAGCGCCAAAAAATGAAAAGTCTGGGATCATTTTTTAACGTAACCTGTAACCGGACGTGTTTCCGCCTTCGCGCGAACGTATCCGCGCACCGATTTACCCTCTGACTTGAATACCTTGGCTTCCCACCCGAGCAGCCGCATGACGTCCGCGAGCCGTTTCGTATGCCTGATGTCCATGTGTACCTCCTGTAACTGGAGGGCGTATGTAAGCAGATCGTAAGTTGTGACGCGCTCTTCATCGCCTTCTACGTTAACAATGCCGCGACCCAGACGACCGACGCCAGCCAGCGGACCCGTAACCGGGATAACACTCAAATTTGCCAGCACGGCCTCCCACGGATCGCGCACGCGGCGCGCCTCCTGATCCTCGCCCGCGGCGCCCCACAGCGCCTCGTCGAGCACGAGGCTCTCGCCCGCCGACTGCGCCGCCGCGGCCTCGCCCCACAGCTGCAGCCGCACTGCGCGCAACGCCGCCACGTCGATCGGGCGCTCGACCTGCAGCGACCAGAACCGCCGGTTCCCGGTCGTTGACTGCAGGTATTCCATGTTGTTCGTCGTGCCGACCTCGATCGAGTGCCGCGGCTGCACCGCGAGGAAGCGCGCGTATGCGGGCCGCGCGCGGTCCTCGACCCTGCTGGCGTAAGCCTTGACCGTCTCCACCTCCGCCTTGCGCATCCCGGCGAGGTCCGCGTTCTCGTGTATCCAGATGCCCGCGAGCTGCTCCTGCACCTCGCGGCTCTCCTTGCCGATGATGCGCTCGTCGGAGAAGTTTCCCTCGCCCGCCAGCACGCGCCACACCGTCGACTTGTTCCAGCCCTCCGGCGACACCAGCACCATTATCGTGTCGAACTTGCACCCCGGATTGCGCGCCCGCGCGACCGCGGCAATCATCACCTTGCGCACGCACTGCCGGTTCAGCGCCGTGTCCGCCGCATTGAAGTGATCGGCCGCCATGCGGTCGAGCCGCCGCACGCCGTCCCACGCCGCTTCCGCCTCCGCCAGCATGTCGACGACGGGGTTGAACTGGTTTTCCAGCGCCGCCGCCACCACCGCGTCGCGGACGTGCTTCTCGGTGAAATCGCGCCCGTAGGTCACCGACACCCACCAGCGCAGCGACGCAATGCGGTTGTCCGTCACCTCGCCGCAGAACGCCGTCGTGGCGCCCCCGGCGGGCTTGCCGATGTACATCTTGTTGTGAAAAACGTCATAGGTCCCGAAGAACCCGCCCGCCTCGATCGCCAGCCGCGCGTTGTGCAGCGACGCCCGCGGCGTGCCGTTCTCGTACCGCTCGCGCCAGTTCGGCACGTCCGGCGCCGGCGCGACGCCGTGCAGCTCGGCGACCGCCGCCAGCCGCTCCGCGAACCCTTCCGGCACGTGCGTCGGCGCCGCGCTCTTCGGGCAGTGCCACGTCGCCTCTTCGTTGTCGAACACGCCGACGCAGCGCGCGACGTAGCAGTCCCCGACCCGGCACTTGGTCCGGTCGTGGCTGCCGTCGATGAACGACCCCGATACCCGTATCTCGCCGCCCGCGGCCATGTCGCACAGCGCGTCGTAGTCGATCTGGTCCGGGCCGTTGTGCACGTCGAACCGCGTCGCGTCGTCGATGTCGTACACCACCGGCCCGCTCGCGCCGTCGTGGATCGGCTTCACCGCGACCAACCCGTGCGCCTCCATGATGGCGTCGCAGGCGTCCATCAACGGGCTCAGGTCGGCGCCGGGAAAGGTCGGCAGCTCGGCCGCCTGCGCGTCGAGGATCGTCGCGCCGTGATACCCATAGTGGCGCTCGACCCCGTCCGTGATGCTGTGCAGGCCGTGCACGCCGACGTAGCGCCGCGACAGCGTGGTGAACACCTCGACGCGGTGGCCCTTGGCCTCCGGCGTCTTGGGCGCCGTTCCGGGGACCACCCAGCGCCGCGTGTTGAGGTAGTGCCGCTCCGTCTCGGCGCGCCCGATCAGCGCCAGCTTGGCGGCGCCCGAATGGCGCCGCAGGCAGCGCGCCATGAAGTCCGGCCAGCGCGCCGTGAGCATCGCCACGATCTCGTCGACCACCGCCGCGATGCGCACGTCGATGTCGATCACCACCAGCCCGCTGCCGTACATGCGGATCGCCGCGGCGCGCCCGTTCCACCGCTCGATGTCGGTCGCCTCGTTCGGCATCGTCGGCCAGCCGGGCAGCGGGTGCGCCTTACCCTCCAGCAGTGGTATGACGTCGAAGCCGTTCGCCTTGATCTTGTGCCACACCGGGCGATAGAGCGTGATCCTCTTGGGTTTCAGCATGATCGCCACCTGACGAACATCTCGCCCTTGTGCTCGTGCAGGATCAGCGTCGGATTGCACCCTTTAGTCTCGCAAACGAAACCGATCGTTACGACGCCGCCGGGGATCAGCACGACCTCGCGGAACTTGAGATACGTGTCGCCGCACGGGCACGCCAGCGTGTGCTCGACATCGGGTTGATTTCCGATGTGAAGTTCTTCAGTAGTGATGGGCATTGGTCTGCACCTTTCCGTATCAAGGGTGTTCAGATCGGGCCGGGGCGCCCTCCAAGCGCCTCGGCCCCTCGTCCGCTGTCAGGGCGCGGCGAGCAGGCGGTCAATATCCGCCGAATTGCGTACGAAGTAAACTTCAACACCTAGTGCCTTGAACCGATCGTAATACTGCTGCTGGTGTGGCGCCACGCGCCCGAAGCGCGGCCGCTTGATTTCCGCGAATATTATCCGCGGCCCCGGCAGCACGATTAATCGGTCAAAAAATCCACGCTTGCCGACGCACATCACCTTCTCGCACACCCCGCCGAGCGCGACCACGCGCGCGACCAGCTCGGCCTCGACCGCGCGCTCCTTGACAATGGCTGATCGTCCATCCATGCTGGCAGCAGAACATCGCGATTTAAAACTGGCAAGGTGAATTTAGCATGGACGAACAGTGGCGCCCCGTCCTCGGCTTCGAGGACTACTACGAAGTGTCCGACCAAGGCCGCGTTCGCGGGTTGGCCCGGACCCATGAGTACCGCGGCGGGGTCAGGCGCGTTCGCGCCAGATTGCTTGTGTTGACCCCTGACGCCGATAAACACCACCGCACGCACTGCTATGTCGGCGTGATGCTATACGACGGCGGAAAGGCGTATCGTAAGCGCGTTCACAGCCTAGTTCTAGAGGCGTTCGTCGGCGCACGTCCGGCCCGCGCTGACGTGCGGCACCTCAACGGAGTTGGTAACGACAACCGCCTTGTAAATCTGGCGTGGGGGACGCGCGCAGAGAACTGTGCCGACCAAGTGCTGCACGGCACGCGCCGCCGAGGCGCGCGCGTAGTAAACGCCAAGTTGAACGAACGCGACATACCCAACATACGCGCCGAGTTGGCTGCTGGTGCCTCGCAGAGTGCGGTGGGGCGCCGGTACGGTGTCTCACAGAGCGCCATTTATTGCATCGCGAGAAAGGTTACGTGGTCTCATGTCTCGTCATAGCGCCATCGTCGGCGGCTCCACCAGTGGACGCCTGCTCGCCTGCCCCGCCAGCCTGTCCCGCAACCGCGCATTGCCCGCGACCGCCGACGCGCCCTCCGAGTACGCCGAGGAAGGCACCGCCATGCACGCGGTCATGGACTACCTGATGATCCAGCGCGCCCACGGCGCGACGTCCCTCGACATCAGCGCCTCGCTCGGCAAGGTCTTTCACGATCGCCCGCTGACCGACGAGCACCTCGATACGATGGTGTACCCGGCGCTGGGGCACCTCCAGACGCTGGAGCAGGAATACGACACCGGCTGCGCCTTCGATGTGGTCGGCGTCGAGAGCCGCGTCACCTTCCCCGGCATCCCCGGCGCCTTCGGCACCGTCGACCTGATCCTGCAGAACGACCGCTTCACCATCTTGGTCGACTGGAAATTTGGCCAAGGCATCGGCGTGCGCACCGTCTACAGCGACGGGCAGGGCGAGATCGTCAATCCGCAGCTGATGTACTACGCCGCCGCCGCCCTCAAGACCAAGCCGCGGCTGTTCACCGGCCGCCGCATCGTCGTCGCCATCATCCAGCCGCGCTCGCTCGAACCGCTTACCTTCACCGAAGTGACCCGTCGCGAGCTGAAGATGTTCGTCGAGGACCTGCACAATTCCGTGCTCGCCGCGGTCGACCGCGACCCGCCGATGCGCCGCGGCGAGCACTGCCGCTTCGCCCCCTGCAAGATCGCCTGCCCGCTGTGGACCGGCGCCGTGCTCGACCTGACCGCGCTCAGGCCGGTCGAGCGGACGACGGCGGTAAAGGGGCCGACGCCCTACGGCGACTATCTCGCCCGCGCCAAGGCGCTCACCGACACCGTGCTCCAGTTCAAGGGCGAGCTGGACGCACAGATGCACGCCTACCTCGAAAACGGCGGCACCATCCCCGGCTGGCGTCTCAAGGCCAAGGCGACGCGGCGTCAGTGGATCGACCCGAAGGTCGTTTCCGAGGGCCTGCGCGACATCGGCTTCGCGAAGGCGGAGATATGGCGCGAGCCCGAGCTGGTCACCTTCCAGTCCGCCGAGGCGACCGCCAAGAAGCTCGGCGTCGCCATTCCCGACGAGCTGCGTGTCGCCCCGCCGCCGAGCGGCACCACGCTCGCCACCACCGACGACCCGGCACCGGTGGTCGAGCCGGCCGCGCTGGTCGAGAAATTCGCCGCGTCACTGCGGCTTCTGCAGCAACAGCAGGCCGGCAAGTGACTGCCGGCCCCATGAAGAGGACTGCGAATTATGTCTGATATCGTGAAACGTGGCGAGCAGCTGCCCGCCGACTACATCTCCCGCCTGATGTCCGGGATCGCGGAGAGCCGCGCCCAGACCATCGTCGCCGGCGGCAAGCCGTTCTTCCGCATGTCCCGCTCCGGGACCTACATCTTCGGCCAGAGCAGCGAAGAGATGCAGGAGGGCTCGCGCTGGGCCGTCAACATCATGACCATGAGCCACGGCTGGAGCTGCTGGGTCGACGGCGGCCCCAATCAGGCCAATGCGCTCGCCGGCGAGGTCATGACCGCGATGACCAACCCGCTCCCGCCGCGGCCGGACCCGATCGGCGACGCCGCCTACAAGGACCAGCGCAGCTTCGAGATGAAGTGCCTCGACGGGGCCGATCAGGGCACCGAGGTGATCTACAAGATCAACTCCGTCGGCGGCATCCGCGCCGTCGCCGAGCTGCTCGACGCCATCCACGCCCAGCTGGCGCGCGCGCCGGCCTACCCCTGCCCGGTGCTGACCTTCACCTCGGACAGCTACCCGCACAAGAAGTGGGGCCAGATCTACGTCCCGATCTTCACCGTGGTGGGCTGGGCCGACATGAACGGCAACCTGCAGGGCGACGACCAGCTCGCCCTGCCGCTCGCCGATCGCGTCCCGACCACCGAGCCGACCCGCCCGGCCGCGGAACCGGCACGCAAGCGCAAGGAGCCGCTCGGAACGGCCCCCGCGGCCGCAGCGGCGCCCGTGCAGCCCGCCCCGACGGCGCAGACCCACGTCGGGCAGCGCCGCCGCCCGAGTGCTGCCTAGCGCCTTCCCTGTGTCAATCCGCGTGGTCCGCAATGCGGACCATGCGGACCATGCGGAGATCGTCCATGCCGGCCGACGACCTGCCCTTCGCCGCTTTCCTGCGTGACCAGCGCGAGATACACGGCCTGACATTGCGCGAGGCGGGAGCGCGGATCGGCTGCACCAAGACCCACATTCTGGACCTCGAAGCGGGCCGTTCACACAATCCGAAGATCATGACGCTGGTGGCGCTGGCGCGCGCCTACCGCCTCGACGTTGGCGATCTGGCCCGCCGTGCCGCCGCAACGTGCGCCCCGGGCGTGCGGCGATGAACGCTCGCACAAAAATGCATTTCGCACATGCGCCGACGGACCCGGAGCGTGCTTGGGGCCCGACGTTTCCCATTGAGAAAATTGGGCTTATTGATTTTGAGAGCCGCGGCCGGGTCGACATCGCGGCCGGCGCCTATCGTTACGCTACGGAAGCCGACGCGGTCGTGCTGTCCTACGCGATCGGCATGGGGCCGGTACGCCGAATAGCGGTGCCCACTTTCCCGGCCACGCTCGACATGGTCGACCTGCCGACCGAGTTCCTCGCATTTCACGCCAAGGTGATGACCGGAACCGGGATCTGGGCGGCGTGGAACGCTTCCTTCGACCGCGCCATCTGGAACTACGCCGCCACCGGCTTCCCGCTGCTGGCGCCGCACCAGATCATCGACGTGATGGCGCAAGCCGTGGCCAGCGGATTGCCGCCGGACCTCTCCGCCGCGGCAGTCGCGTCGCACTCGACCAAGAAGCTGGCCAGCGGACGCGAGCTGATCCGGCTGTTCTGCCTGCCCGACAGCACCGGCACGCCGCAGAGCCACCCGGCCGAGTGGTCAGCCTTCCTCGACTACGCCGACCGCGACATCGACGCCATGCGCTCGGTGTTCCTCGGCACTCGCCAGCTGGCGCTGGCCGAGTGGCGCGAATACTGGGCCATGGAGGCGATCAACGACCGCGGCGCGGCGATCGACCTGCCGATGGTCGAGGCCGCCAGCCGGCTCGCCGCCGAGGACAAGGAACGCGCCAAGGCCGAGCTGCGCGCCATCACCGGCGACCCCCAGATGACCGTCGACATGGTCAAGCGGCTGACCGCGTGGCTTCTCGACCGGCTGCCCGAAGAGGGCCGGGCGATCATCACCAAGCGCGACGAGGAGGTCGACGAGGACGGCGTGGTCATCAGGCCGGCCAAGCACGTGCTCACCCGGCGGCAGGTCGAGCGCCTGATCGCCTACGTCAAGGACCTTAATTCCCCCGAATTAACGTCCGCCTTGCGCCTGCTGCAGATCAGGCTCTACGGCGGCTCCAAGACCCCGGCCAAGTTCGCCAAGATGCTCGCCAGTCACGTCGACGGCGTGCTCTACGGCCAGTACGTGTTCAACGGCGCCGCCCAAACAGGTCGGGCGTCGAGCCGCGGCGTGCAGGTGCACAATCTGGCGCGCGACACGCTGCCAAACGAGCTGGCGGTGATCGATGCGATCATCGGGGGGTGCAAATATGACGACCTTTCTGCACCCCCACAGGGGTGCGCAGGCGCCCAGCCTGTGCACCCCGACCCGGTGGCGCGCCAGCTCTCGCTGCTGATCCGCCCCGCCTTCGTGCCGGCCGGCGATAACGTGTTCGTCTGGAGCGACTGGAGCCAGATCGAGGCGCGCGTGCTGCCGTGGCTGGCCGGCGACGACCCCGGCGCGCTGGCCCGGCTGCAGGTGTTCCGCGACGTCGACGCCGACCCGACCGTGCCGGACCTCTACACCCGCACCGCCGCGGTGCTGTCGCACCTGCCGATCGAGCAGGTGACCAAGCCGGTGCGCCAGCGCGGCAAGGTCGCCGAGCTGGCGCTCGGCTTCGGCGGCGGGCTCGGCGCGCTGCAGAGCATGGCGGCCGGCTACGGCCTGCATCTGGAGGACGCCGAGGCGCGCCAGACCGTCGAGGACTGGCGCGCGGCCAACCCGTGGTGCGTCGAGTTCTGGGAAGAGCTGGAGGACGCGGTCGAGCAGGCGATGCGCCTGCCGGGGCTGCCGCAGCGCGCCGGGCGCGTCGTCTACACCTTCGCGCGTGAGTACCTCGGCGGCTCGCTGTTCTGCCAGCTGCCCTCGGGACGCTTCCTCACCTACCGCAACCTGCACTACGAGCCGGTCGAGGAGAAGGACGACGACGGGCAGACGCTGCGTACGGTGCGCCAGCTGCGCTTCTCGCGCGGCCACGGCCGCGTCAAGCTGTGGCGCGGCATGCTGTGCGAAAACGTCGTGCAGGCGGTCGCCGCCGACGTCCTGCGTGGCACGCTGCGGCGGCTCGTCGACAGCGACTATTGCGTGCGCCTGCACACCCACGACGAAGTGCTGGTCGAGACAAACCTCTCAGAGGCTGCGTCAACCTCTGAGAGGTTGCGCGAAGTCATGCAGCGCGGCTTCGACTGGAGCGAGGGCCTGCCGCTGATGAGCGAGGAGACGCTCGGCTATTACTACACCAAGCATGAGGGGAGCCACGGGCTATGACGCCGGAAAACAGGGAAAAATTGCGCGTGGCTAATACTACGCACGGCATGAGCCACACGGCGATCTATCGCCAGTGGCACGCGATGATCACACGCTGTACAAACCCCAACATAAATCACTGGCACCGCTACGGCGGGCGCGGCATCACGGTGTGCGATGCGTGGCGCGATTTCACTGTTTTCTTTTCCGATATGGGTGCGAGTTGGCGAGCTGGTCTCACGATCGAGCGGATCAACAACGATGAAGGCTACGCACCGGGAAACTGCAAGTGGGCGACGCGGCAAGAGCAGGCGCGTAACAGGCGTCGCTTACGTATGCTTGATACGCCATGGGGGCGTGTAACTTTGGTCGAAGCTGCGGAACGCAGCGGCATTTGCGCCACGACGATTGCGTCTCGGATCAAAGCGAAAAGCGACCCATTTATTTTGCACAATGCCAATCTTGGCAGGAAGCACGCAAGCTACGCGCGCAGCACCGATCGCTACCTCGACACGCCATGGGGTCGGATGAACCTAGCAGACACCGCACGACGTGCCGGGCTCACACGAGATGCTTTGCTGTGGCGGCTCGGCAAGGGACTGAGCGTCGCTGAAATTGTCGGGGCGCAAGCATGAGACCGGCGTCTGATCTCAGAGAATATCAGCAGAGAATAGCTACTTTTTTATATGAGCATGATGAAGGTCTTTGCGTGCTGCGCCCCGGCGGCGGCAAGACCGTCGCCGCGCTGACCGCGATCTGCGACCTGCTCGACGATGGTGTGATCCGTCACGCGCTGGTGATCGCGCCCAAGCGGGTCGCGCGCGTGGTGTGGCCGGACGAGCTGGCGCAGTGGGAGCACACCGCCAAGCTGCTGACCTGTCAGGTGCTCGACGGCTCGCCCGAGAAGCGGCTGGCGGCGCTGAAAAATTCGATCGACTACCAGCTCACCATCGTCGGGCTCGACGTGGTGCAGTGGCTGATGGAGGCGCTCCTAGACTTCCATACTGACCACGCGCTCTATGACCTGCTGGTGATCGACGAGGCGAGCCGCCTGCGCAACCCGTCGGGCGAGCGCGCCAAGGCGCTGGCGAAGTATGCGCACCACTGGCGCATGATCTGGGGCCTGAGCGGAACGCTGCGCCCGTCGAGCGCGCTGGATTTATTCATGCCGGCGCGCGTGGTGACCCGCGGCAAGCTGTGGGGGCGTTCGTTCTGGCAGTGGCGCAAGGAACATTTCTATCCCGTAGACTACAGCGGCTACGACTGGCGCGCTCTGCCCGGCGCCGAGGAGAAGCTGAACGCCGCCTTGGCGCCGCTCACCGTGACGGTGGCCGAGGGCGAGATGCCGACGGTCACCCCGACGATCGTGCTCGACAAGGTCGAGCTGCCGCCGGCCGCGCGCAAGCAGTACCGCGACATGCAGGCGCGCCTGATGGCAGACGCCGGCGACGAGCGGGTGATCGCCGGCTCCGCCGCGATCGCCACCGGCAAGCTGGCGCAGATGGCGAACGGCTTCGTCTACGGCGAGGGCGCGGACATCCCGGCGAACGACGTCCACGGCATCCACAACGCCAAGCGCGACTGGCTGCGCGATCTGATCGAGGAGGCGACCGCGCCGACCTTGATCGTCTACGAGTATCAGGCCGACTGGCGCATGCTGGAGCACGAGGTCGTGCTGGCGACCAAGCAGGACTTCCGCTACCTCGGCGCCGGCGTATCCGACAGGCAGGCCGCCGCCAATATCGCGGACTGGAACGCCGGGCGCCTGCGCTTCATGGGCCTGCACCCGGCGAGCGGCGGGCACGGGCTCAACCTGCAGCACGGCGGCGCCGACATGGCGTGGATAAGCCCGACGTGGTCGCCCGAGTTGTGGGAGCAGACCATCGCGCGCCTCGCGCGCCCGGGCCAGACGCGGCCCGTCGTGGTGCGCGTGTGCGTCGCGACCGACACGGTCGACGAGCTGAAGCTCGACCGCGTCCACTTCAAGATGGGCGCACAGGAGGCGTTCGAGGCTTGGCTGCGCCGTTGGCACGCGGATGCTGCTCGTCAAAATGCGCCAGCGTGCCCCGCAGCGTGACCGGGATCGCGTCGATGATCTTGTCGCGCGTGGTGTCGTCGGTGCGCGCCAGCATGGTGGCGATCGCGCGGATGAACGTGAGCAGCACCACCGCCTTGGCCTTGTCGCGTATGACCGGCTCGACCTGCTTGTAGAGGTCATCGACCATGCGGTTGACGAGGGGGGTGGCGTCCGGCGTCGGTTTCATGTGCTTGCCCTGTCGCGCACCATCCCGACCATCCGGCCGCAGCTGATCCCGGTGTGATAGGCGCAGTAGGTCTTGCCCGCGGTCGGCGCGCCGCAGAACAGGAACGGCACCCGGTCGCCGTGCGGCCAGCGGCAGGTGTTGTCGGTGAGCTGGAACAGCGTGATGCGGGTCCCCGGCGCCGGGCGCGGCACCTCCATCACCTTCCAGCGCGGCAGCACGCACGGCACCGGCTCGGGCGCGACCGCGGCCGGCGCCTCGGCCACCAGCGTCACGGCGCGCTTGCGCTTGTCGCCGCGGAACACCTTGCGCGGCCGTTGCGCCAGTTTCATCCTGCGGGCCTTCCCGATGCAGGCGTTCTTCGACACTTCCATACCCCATTCCGCCGACAGTTGCGCGGCGATCACGTCGAACGACAGCTTCTTGTTGGCGTGCAGCGCGCGCAGCCGCGCCACGCGGTATTCGTCCCAGATGATCTCGCCGGGGGCGCGGTGGTGCTTCATCGCTTCTTTCCGTTGCTCATGTAGGCGCGCACCCGGTCGATCGTGGTCAGCCGCGGCAGGCGCCCGGACTGCAGCCGCGGGATCAGGTGGCCGTCATTGGCCGCCAGTATCCCGAATTTTGTCCTGTCGAGATTGTTCCGCGCGCGGTAGTCGTTGATCTCGTCGATCAGGCGGCGCACGTCAGGGTGTAGTTTTCGCATTCCCATTCCTCGTGTAGAGCAGCGCCAGCTCGGTGCGGTTGCGCACCGCAAAGCGGGTGTAGAGCAAGTGCAGCATCATCTTGACGGTGCCCTCGCCCACGTTCATGGCGCGCGCGATCGCCTTGTTCGGGTGCCCGGCGACGACGTGGTCGAGCAGCTCGCGCTGGCGCTTGGTCAGCCTCATTCAACCACCTCGTAGTCGCGCCGGAACGCCGCTTCAATTGCCTCGGCGATCTGGACCGCGAGGTAGGTCAGACCGTTCGGCTGGGTGGCGCGGTTGTCCGCGTAATGGCACAAGAACAGATGCCACTCGTCCGCGTTTGATCCCTGCGGTCTCACTTCCCGCCCTCCCGCACAAGTCCCGTGAGTGCCGAGCGCATGATGTCGTAAAGGCGATCGATCTTGCGCTGTCCTTCGTCGCTATCCGGATGCGGCATGTGCGGGCGCCCGATGCGGCAACGCTCGTAAGTCTCGCGAGCGATAAGGTGCATTTCGGCGTCTTGCTCTGTGCTAATCATCATCCTTCCTCCCGCGAAATACTCGTCTCCGCGCCGGGCGCAGACCGAAACCGTCGCGGATGGGATGTCTCGGAACGCTGCAGCGGAGCGACGAACTGCCCCCACTGAAAGTTCTCGCGCCACTGCGTCTCGCGCACGCCCGGCACCGACACGCTGAGATACGCGCCGTCCTTTTGGTCGTAGCGGTACGGGTTCATGGCTTCACCTCTTGATCCTCGCCGTCGCGCAGCATCAGCTCCAGCCGGGCGAGCGCGTTCCACGCCACCTGCGCGGCGTGCGCGAGGCCGGTCTCGGGGTCGACCGGGCCGTCGATCTCCTCGCCGGCCAGATGGCGCATCAGCGCGTCGCCGTAGCGGTCGATGCCGTCCGGCACGCTCTGCCAGCCCTTCCACGTATACTTGGCTGCGCCGTGTTGCGAGATGTCGGACACCGCGCCGAGCGCGCGCGGGAAATACTGCACCACGCCGCGCAGGATCGGGCTCTTGCCGGCGTCCAGCTTGGCGCCGGGCTGGCGCTGGGGGATGCCGTGCGGGTCGCGTTCCGGCTCTCGCATGCGTTAACCTCGTGTTAGCGAATGGATGCTATCCCATTGATGGCTTAACCGCAATGGGAGAACTGCCATGACCACGATCGCCGCCATCGCTTGGGGCCTGTCGTTTGCCTGCCTCGCCTGCGTCGTCAACCTGTGCATCATCTCGACGATCCGCGGCCGGCCGGAAGAAAATGACGATTGATGGGAAAATAGCCATTGACAGGGTAGGACAGACTGGCCTATACCTGCGTCATCGACAACGGAGACGACAGATGATCACCATGCAGAACCAGAGCGTAGGCTCCTTCGACGACCAGACCCACGAATATGTCGAAGTGTCGTGGGACGAGACGATGGTGCAGGCGTTCGCCTTCCACAGCGTCGGCACCCACGGCGGCGGCCCGAAGGCCGCCTACCACCGCGTCCACGGCATCAGCGTCGAGGCGCGCTTCGTGTTCGCCGCGATCAAGGCGTTCGCCAACTGCCAGCTGATGGCGGTCGCTCCCGACGGGCAGAAGTTCTTCGTGACGTGGGTCATCCGCCCGGTGGACGGCACCGAGGAGCTGCGCGCCGGCGGCAAGTGGGGCAAGGTGATCGCCCGCATGCGCCGCACCGGCTACGTGCAGCAGCCGCAGCGGGAGGTCGCGTGATGCGGTTCTACAGCGTCGACACCGCTTTTTTCACCACCAAGCGCGAGGCGGCCGCGGCCGCCCGCCACGCGGCCAAGACCTCGTACCACAACGTCGAGGTCGATCTGGTCGACGTGCGCGCCGATCGCGCCACGCTTTTGCGCCTGCTCAACGATGAGGGCGGCTTCGTGAACACGCTCAAGCGCGCGGTCTACGTCGCCGCGGCGAAACTGGAACGCGGAAAGGATGACGTGTGATGGAACGGTCAGTCGCAATCAGGAAGCTGGGCAAGCTGCTCGGCAATCGCCTCGGCTACCGCGTCGACCGCGACGCGCCGGACGCCGAGACGCGCGCAGCGGTCCGCCAGCAGCTGCCGGGGCTGCGCGCGGCCGAGCAGCAGGCCGAGGCGGCGATGGACGCCCGGCGCGCTGCGATCTTGGCGGCGGACCCCGAGTATCAGGCGCTGGCCGAGGCCTTCAAGCTGGCGCGCGCCGGCAGGCAGGCGGCAGCGGCGGCGACCAGCCGCTACCGCATCACGGTCGGTATTTCGGGCGCCGTGTTCTTCCACGTCAAGGCGCAGGGCGACAGCTGGGAGGACGTGATCGCCAAGCTAACCGCGGATCGGCGCCCCGAACGCGTGCCAGCCGAGTAGCAGCAGCAGGATGAACAGCAACAGGCTGCCGCCGAGCGGGTGCCACTGCCCGGCGGCGACGCCGGGCCAGTTCTGCCACAGGCCGAACACGAGCCAGAGCAGCATCAGTATCCAGAACACCAGACCAATGCTCATCGTCGTACTCCGCAGCGTTGTGCCTGCACCATCGTCCGCGCCAGACGGCGGCACTCCGCCTCGGCGTTGATCGCGTCGATCTCGGCCCGGTCGTAGTAGGGCGGCGGGCGCGTGATGATTTCCTCGCCGCCGCGCCCGAACCAGCCGCCGCCCACGGATGCGCAGCCCGACAGCAGCAAGGCCATCAGGGCTGCGCGGGTCATGGCGACGACGTTGTTTGTGCTCGCAGCATGGCAACGACAGCTTCGGTCAGCGCGTCCAGCTGGATTTTTGTCGCGACGAAGTTCGCGGTCGAGAAATTGTCCGGGATGTTCTGCATCGCGGTCTTGACCGCGACGGCGACATCAAGTGCCGCCTCGACACCCGCGTCTATTCGTGCGTTGGCGCGCACAGCCTCCAGCGGAACATCGAGCACCGCTGGGCCGGGTATCGGGTAGGGCGCTTGCGGCGGCGGATTGAGGTGGTGCTCGACCAGCGCGGGGATTTCCGTCTCGCCCGCCGCCGTGGTGACGACGAACGGGTTGCCGGTGTCGGGCACGACGAGGAACGCCTTGCCAGCGTACACGTCTGGCATGAATGGTTCGTAGGTGTAGGCCATGACAGTTTCCTCTACGCACTTATCCGGTTGCGGAAAGCCATGATGCCGAACGTCTGCGTCGAACCGGCTATGTTGGTCAGGGCATAGCCGCCTTGCGCCGCAGCGTAGGCCAGCGAGATGGACGGCGTGCCCGCGGCGGTGCTACCCGTCTTTGACACGGCGCCGCCGCCACACACGAAAATCTCGGTCACGCCGATGCTGTGCGCCGTGACGAAGATCACACCGGAAAAATTTTCAATGACGCAAACCAGCGCGCCGTTGGCGGCCGTCCGGGTGTTTTGCGTCGCGTCGATGGTATACTCGGTCTCGGTCGTGTTGGTGGGGATAAGTTTCCCTTGATAGAACAAATCCCCGGCAATCGTTCCGCCCGCCAGCGGCAGTTTGGTGGCGTCGGCCGCGTCAACATAATCCTTGCGCACCGCATTGGTGGCGGCGGGACCGACAGGAAGCGCAAGGTGCCCTGTCATCGTGTCGCCGGTCACGTTGACATAGTCGGCGTCGGTGCCCACCCGCACCCACGGTTGCCATGTACTCCATCTCGTTCGGGTGTATTTGATCGCCGGGATGCCGTGAACATAAGCCTCCAGCGCCATCGAGCCGCCGTCATAGATGTGGCAGATGCCGGAAATCACTGAGACACCGCCATCCGGCGCACCCGTCGCACCCGATGCCGACTTGAACGATCCGGCCTCCCACGGATGCGTGTCGTAGTTGGTCACCACCTGCGCTGCCACCTCAGCATCGAGATTGTCGCGCGCCGCTGTCGCGTTGTTCGCGCCAGTGCCGCCCGCGATGATCGGGCGCGGCGCGTTGAGGTCGGCCGCGACGTCGGCGACGTTGGCGTTGTATTTGCTGCTCTCGATCGTCGTGTCGGGCACCGCCGTGGTGCCCGGCGGCGTTGAGTAGATCCCTGAACCGTCGCGCGGCATGGTGTGCTCCTATTGACCGTAGTCGGCGTTGACCGTGATGCGCGGAATTAGCTTGCCGTCATCGGTCTGGAAGTAGCCCTGCTTGACCAGCTCGGTGGTCAGCGCGTCGCGCGCGTTCGCCACGCCACCTCCGCCGGGCGGCGGCGCCATTGGGGCATTGGCGGCGCGCTGCTGGTAGAGCGGATTGCGCCGGGAAATCATGTCACGCAGCTCGTTGATGTCTCTGGCGGCGCGGCGGTTGCCCAGCGCGCGCAGGGCGAGGCCCGTCCCGGTCACGCCGAGCCCGGTCGTCGCGCCGCCGCCAAGGTACTCGCTGCCGACACCGCCCGCGACCAGCGCGCCGAGCCCGCCGCCGCCGCCGAGGTACTTGTCGGCGTAGCCCAGCCCACGGCTGATCGCACCCTGACCGCGCGAGAAGTAGTCGAGCGCGGCCATCTCGGCGTCGTTGTATCCCGCTTTCGAAAACGGGCTGTCGCCGGCCTTTTCCTTCAGGCCGCTCCTGATCGTTTTCTGCAGCTCGTTGCGCAGGTTCAGCCCGGCGTGCGTCGCGCCCGCGGTTCGCTCGGAGTTGCGGATCATCTCCTCCAGCACCTCGGTGCGTTTGGTGCCCGCGTGCAGCTCGTGCGCCATGCGCGACTGGTGCGCCGCGAGCGCGGCATTGGCCTCGTGTCCCGGCACGACAGAGCCCGGCGGCGGGTTTTGCAGGAAGTCGTCGATGTTGCGGCGCACGATGCGCCCCGCGCCTTGTTCGGTTACCGGAAGCCGGTCGCCCGTGACGCCCTTGCGCACCACGTCGATGTCGGCAGGCGTGATGTGCGTGGCTGCACCGGTCGCCGGGTTCACAGCGGTCGGCGGCAGGCGCATCTGCTCGACGGTGTTGAACGTCCGCGGACTGCCGCCTTCGGCTGCCGGCGCGTTGTAGTAGTTCTCGCGCCGCAGCGCATGCGTGGCCTCGTCGGCGCGCTGCGCGAACGAGGATGGCGTGTACTGCGCCGGGTTGGCGCGCAGCGTGTCGTAGGCTATGTCGCGCGCAGCCCCCTGCTGGGCGCCGCTGGGCGCCTGTGCGGTCGAGCGCATGCCGCCCGCCGGGCCGAAGGCGGCACCGCCGAGGCCACCGAGTACGCCGCCCATCACGCCGCCGGTCGTGGCGTTGGTCAGGTAGTCGATCGGCTTGCCGGTGAAGGTGTTGCCCGCGCCCTGCAGCGCGCCGACGGCCATGCCTTCGGCACCGTAGCCGATCCCGCGCGCCAGCGCCCGGCCGCCCATGCGTGCCGCCAGCCCCGCACCGCCCATTCCGGGCAGGGCGACGGCGCCGGCGACGTCACCGGCGACCGAGGCGATCGGGCTGCGTTCGCGCTGCTTGGCCAGCTTCGCCCGTTCCGCCTCCACGCCGGCGGAGTAGCTCGGGTAGTCGCCGGCCAGCCAGCCCGCCAGCGCGTCGCGGCGGACGTCCAGCCCGAAGGTGGCCGAGCTGCCGGCTGCGGTGCCGAAGTCGATCGCCGTCTGTCCGGCGCTGCGCAGCGTGTCGCCCCACGTTCGATTGGCGCCGGGCGGCGCCGCGGGCGGCGGCGCGACGAAGTTGTCGGGCGCGTACTTGTCGGCTGCCGCCGGCGCGCCCGCGGCCGGGGTGTCGATGAAGTTGTCGGGGTCGTACTTGCCCATCTCAGTCCCCCAGCACCTGCTCGCCCAGCCCCGGCGTGTGGTAGGTCTTGTCGAACGCCTTGATCTCGGCCGCGCGCGCTTCCGGGTTGTCCGCGATGCTCTTGCGCAGCGCGGCGATCGCGCCGCGCGGCACGATCTTCTCCATTGGCAGATGATAGCTGTTGCCCCAGACCTGTCGCAGCCGCTCGCCGCGCGCGTCGCTGCCGGCGTTGGCGATGACGGTGCGCTGGTGGCCGATCGCGTCACGCACGCCCTGCCGCTCGATCATGGTCAGGATGCGCTCGATGGTGCCGCGCTCCAGCGAGACGTTGCCGGCCGCGGCGTCCTGCAGCAGCTTGAACTCGGGCTGCGACTGCGACCCCGGCCCGACGATGGAAGGCCGCAGCGCCGCAATGATCGGCGTGATCATGCCGCGGAACGTCTGGGTGTTCTCGGCGCGCGGGTCGTAGGGCAGGCCGAGCTTGTTGGCGAGCGCGGCGAGGTCGGCCTGCAGGCCCGCGCCCTTGCCGGTGAACATGCCCGGGTTGCTCGCCAGCAGCTCCTTGACGGCGCCGATCGCGGCCATGGCGCTCGGGATGTTCTTGACCTGATCGTGGCTGTCCTTGACGATCGCCTGATGCTTTTCGAGCCCGAGCGGGCGCTGCTCGCGCTCGACCTGCGCCTGCTGCTCGGCCTGCCGTTCCTTCTCCAGCTTGAACTGCTCGCCGGGAAATTTGCGCGAGTATTCCTGCTCGGCCGCGTCCTGCGTGTTCCACGCCGCGATGTCCTTCTCGTAGACGTCCTTCTTGAGCGTGTAGGCGGCGTCGCGCTGCTCCTTGCCGCGCGCCATCAGCGTTTCGGCCTGTTGCACCATGCGCGGATCGTCGGCGAACTGCCGGCGCAGGCGGTAGCCCTCGATCTCCAGCTGCGTCGGCCGCTCGCCGTCGCGCGAGGGCGGCTCGGGCTTGGGCCGCGGCCACGTCGTGACCGGCGCGCGCATGCCCGCCGCCGGGCCGGCCGGCTCCTTGCCGGGCGGATCGAAGGCGCCCGGCATGCGTCCTAGATCGCCGCCGGCCTGCGGGGCGGGCTGGATGCTGGTCGGCGTTACCGGATTGTCCGGCTCGACGCCGGTGGCGCTGTCGATCGTCATGCTGGCGCCGGCGTCGCCGCCGCCGCCGGACGCGCCCGAGGTCGCCGTGGCGGCGCCCTGCAGGCGGCGCAGGTAGTCCTGTCCGTAGCCGCCGATGGTGAGGCGCTGGTGGTCGTCCATCAAGTTGGTCTTGTTGATGTTGCCGGGGCCGCCGTACCACGCGCGCGCGGCGCCCTCTTCGCCGAACTTGGCGACGTAGGTCCCGAAGCGGTGCCTGAACACGGCGTCCTGCGCCTCCGGGTCGGCGAGGAACTCCTGCGGCGTGAGCGGCTTCCCGAGCGCCGCCGCACTCCACGGCCCGACATTGGCCGCCACGATGCCGTACTTGCCCAGCGCCGGGCCGTACTTGGTCTGGATGCCGACCGTGCTGTACGGGTCCTTGCGTCCGCCGCTCTCGATCCCGCCGATCGCGGCCGATCGCGCCGACCACAGGCCGTCGTCATCCGAAGCGGGGGAACCAGTCTGCGGGGGCGCTACCCCCGCCTCCGTAGGGTTTTCTTGGCGGACCCCCGGGCCGCTGATCAGGCCCGCGATGTTGTTGCGCCGCACCAGCGGGTCCTCGGCGTCGGTGCGCGGGCCGGGAACGGCCGGCACGCCCGGTACCGGCGCTGGCGCCGGCACGCGCGCCGGGGCCGGCACCGGCTGTCCGGTGTAGACGCGTTCGGCCGCGTCGCCGGCGGCGTCGGTGCGTGCCTTGTAGGCCGCTTCCGCCGCGGTCAGGCGGCTCTCGGCCATGCGGTCGCCGACCGCCTCGCCGAGCGAGGTAAGGCCTTCGCCGATGTTCTTCGGGAAGCCGCGCTTCTGCGACGCCAGCGCCATCGCGACGGCTTGACGGCGCTTCAGCTGCTCCAGCGACATCGGTGTCGGGGAGCCGCCGCCGAAGGCGAAGCTGAGTGGATTGCTCGGGTCGAGGATGCCGCTCTGCGCGGGCAACAGATCAGGCATGGCGACGCCCTCCTTTGTCGCGCAGGATCGATCCCATGCGCGTCATGTCGATGTACTTGGTTCCGGAGATGGTCTTGACCGCGCCGCGATCGACCTTCTCGACGTCCTGCGCCATCGGGCCGATATGGCTGATCGCGGCGGGGTCGTCCTTGTACTTGTACTCGTGGATCGGCAGCTTGCGCTCGCCGTCCGGCCCGGCCGCGAACACGGTGCCGAGCTTGGGGCCGACGTCCTTCTCGCGCCGGTCCGACCGCGTCAGGCCCGACACCGCGCCGAAAATGCCGCCCATGATCTGGTTGAAGTTCTGGCTGCTCTGCTGGTAGTTCGCCATGTCCTGCGAGAAGCGGTTGTTGACCAGCCCGGCGTAGTCCGTCGTCGGGATTTGGCTCGACTGCGTGCTGGCCCATTGCGGCTGCGACACCTGTCCGCCCGACATCAGCGCCGCGATCTCGTTGATCGGCTGGTTGCGCTGCGCGTACTGCTCGGCGAGCCACTGCTTGCGCGCACTGTTGTTCGCGTCGAGCTTGGCCTGCGCCATCGCCATCTTCTGGCCCTCGGCGGTGTTCTTGAACTGCGCGCGCAGGCCCTGCTGGGTGAAGTCCTGCTGCTGCGCCGCGTTGGCGAACGTCGCCTTGCCCTGCGATTGCTCGAACGCCTGCTTCTGCGCCGCGTTCTGGAAGCCGGCACGCTGCGCCGCCATGTCGTTGAGCAGCTTCTGCTCCTGACCGCCCTGCGCCGTGATGCCGAGCCGGGTGTCGGTGAGCTGCTTGTTGAACAGCTCCTTCTGCGCGCCGTAGGCTTCGCCGCCGGCGAGGTTGCCTTGGTCGCGCAGCTGCGCCTCCATGCGCTGGCGGTCGCGTTCGAGCTGCGGCGCCATGCGCTCGTACATCGCGTTCTCGACCCGCAGGCGGTCGGCCGAGAAGCCGTCGGCCGGGCCGTAGTCGCGCGTGATCGCGCCGCCGCTGTCGAAGTCGCGCAGCTGGCGGTCGTTCGGGTCGCCGTAGCTGTTGTCGATCGTGAAGCCGTTGAGCGAGTTGGGGTCGCCTGCCTGCGGCGCGCCCGATGTGTTCAGCGGCTGACTGAGCATGTTCTTCAGCGCGCCCGACTGCTGGTTGGCCATCTGCGCCAGATTGAGCTTGGACTGTTCGTTCTGGCCGAAGGCGTCCATGGTCGAGCCGCCGGAGCGGCCCTCGAAGCGGCCATACGTGTCGTAGTGCTGCTGCGCGAACGTGTTCGGGTCGATACCGGTATCGCGCGCACCCTGCATCACGTCGGGGTACTGCTGCAGGTACTGCGTCGGGTTGAACAGGCTCTGCGTCGCGGTGCGCGTCGGGAGATTGTAGGTCTGCCCGGTGGACGGATCAGTCCAGCTGTAGGTGCCGGTGTTGCTGAAGGTCAACGAACCGCCCGGCGTGACTTGGTTCATGTTGTTGAGCATGTTGTTGGCGACCGCGGTCGACACGTTGGTGCCGGTCTGGGCAGCCGCCGTCGCCGTCGGGTTGGGCGGGGTCGGCGCGTCGCCTTGGCAGCATGAGCCCATCGTCTATCTCCTACGCCGCTTCGTCGGCCTTGACCGTGACGCGGTGATTAAATCGCTTGGTGAACCTGCTCGCCAGCCAGTCCTCGACAGTCAGCAGCGCGAGCACGCCGTCCTCGTTGCGCCCGCCGGCGCGCGGGATGCGGATCAGCGCGAAGTTCATCGCCGCCAGCATGCGTAGCACATGCGTGCTGCGCGCCATCGTCTTGGTGATCAGCATCTGGCAGCCGCAGTGAACGAACGGGTACTGGAACATGACGCCGAGCGTCGTCGGGGTCAGCCAACGCTGCTTCGGCAGCGCCTCGACGCTCATCTCGATCGTGCCGGCTTCCGGGTTGTAGTTGAAATAGACGATCCCGGCGATCAGCTCGTTGCGCTCGTCGATGATGCCGATCGCGCGCAGGTTCTTGTCCGGGAAGCCGGCGCGCTTGGTGTGCCCCGAGGCGATCTTGGCCCGTGCCACGAAGTCGGCGACGAGCAGGTCCTGATCGTAGACGTAGCGCAGCATCTACCTGACCCCCGGCAGCGGCATGCTTGGCGCGGCCGGTGGCGTCGAGAGCATGCCTCCCGGCTGCATGCCGGGCGGCGTGGCGGCCCCGAGCTGCGGCAGCATCGGCGGCGTGCCCGGCGTCATTCCGCTCATCCCGGGCGCTCCCGCGGCGGCTGGCGGCATGCCGCCGGGCGCGCCCGGCATCTGCGGCGGCGCGCCGCCCGCGGGCGGCGGCATCGGCACATCGGGCACCGGGGGCGGGTTCTGCACCGCCATCAGGGCCTGCGTGATGCGGTCGCGCGCGCCGCCGGGCGCGCCCGCTGGAGCTGCGGCGGGCGCTGCGTAGTTTGCGCTGTCGGTATAGGCCATCAGATCGTTCCCTTCATGTTACCAGCCTCCGCCGGCGCCGCCGTCGCCGCCGCCGCCGGCATCGCCGCCACCGGCATCGCCACCGCCGCCTTCGCCGCCGCCTTCACCGCCGCCCTCGCTGCCGCCGCCTTCGCCGCCGCCTTCGGCGCTGGCATCGCCGCTGCTGAGACCACCGGAGCCGGCGTCGCCGTCGCCGCCGAGGCCGAGGCCGGCGCCTTCGCCGCTGCCAAGACCCGCGGACGCATCGCCACCGAAGCTGCCCGATCCCGCTGCGTCGCCGCCGCCCAGCCCAATGCCCGCGCCCTCACCGCTGCCCAGCCCAATGCCCGCGCCCTCGGCACTGCCAAGCCCGCTGCCGAGGCCGCCGCCCTCGCCCAGCCCGCCGCCCAGTCCCATGCCCGCGCCCAGCCCGGCGCCGATGCCGAGCCCCGCCGCGGCGTCGGACGACGCCGCCGCTTCCGCGGACGCGTCGGGGCCGCCCAGCCCGAGGCCGCCGATGCCCAGCCCGCCGACGCCCTCGCCGGAGCTGATCCCGAGCCCGAGGCCACCAAGGCCGCCGGTCAAGCCCGCAGCGGCAGCGGCGGCAGCGGCAGCCGAGCTGTCGCCGGACTGGTCGCTCTCGCTCTGGGCGCTCTGCGCTGCCGCGCCTTCGTTGCTGAAGCCGCTATTGCCGAAGCCGAGCGGGCCGCCGCCGCCCATCAGGCCGCCGCCGGGTCCGGTTAGAGCACCGCTGGCATCGACGCTGAAACCCGCCACGGCGGGACCTCCGGAAGTACCGAGGCCGTAGCCGCCCCCGAGGCCAAGCGCGCCGCCGCCGAGGCCCTGCGGGCCGCCGGCCTGATCCGCGCTGGCGAGGCCTGCGCTGTAGCCTGACGCAGCCGTCGCATCACTGAAGCCCTGCGCGGCGGCGTTGCCGGCAAGGCCGCCTTCGGTGCTGTAACCGACCGCGGCGGGTCCGCTGGCCATGGCGCCGAGGTTGCCACCCGCATCGGTGTTACCGAGGCCGATACCGATGCCGAGGCCCTGATGCCCGCTGGGCGCGCCTGAGACGTCGTTGGAGCCCTGCTGAGACGCCGCTGCGGCGGCTTCCGCGGCTGGGTCGGATATGCCCTGCGAGAAGGCACTGCCGGGGCCTTGGTTGCCTGAGAAGCCGGGCGTTCCGGTGATGCCCATCGTGCTGGCCGCGACAGCGCCCACGTCAGGCGTCGAGGCTTCCTGCGCGGCCTCCTCCTGCGCATTCGCCGCCTGCCGTCCGGCGGCGATTGTGTCGGCATTAAGCGACGCTTCGTCGTTGATCGCTTGATCGTTGTCGGATGTACGGCCGCCCTGCTGCAGACCGCCCGTGAGATTGCCTGCGCTGATGAGGCCGCCGGTCTGGGCCGTGCCCGGCGTGTTCGCGGCAGTGCCGAGAATGCCGCTGTTGTTTGCGCTCATGGCAGGGCCGCCGAGTGCAGGCGACGCCGCGAGATTGCCCTGCGAGATGGCGTCGGAGTTGAGCGATGCCTCATCGTTGATCGCCTGATCGTTGTCGGGCGTCGGCGCTGGTGCCGCCACCGGAGCCGTGGCGGGTGACGGCGCGGCCGGCGACGGCGCAGCAGGCGCAGGCGCGCCGGGCGTGGCGGCGTCGGCCTGCGGCGCGCCGCCGAAGAAGTCGCCGAACACGTTGCCGCCCCAGCCTTGGAAGCCGGACGGTGCGGCGGGCGCGCCGGCCAGCGCGGCGCCGGCGTCGGCGCCATACGGGTCGTCGCGGCGCGGGATGCCGCGCGCGCTCTCGGCTTCGATCAGCGCCTGCACGATCGCGCGGCGGCGCGCCTCGGCGCTGTCGGCCGGGGTGATGCCCCACCCGGTCGGGGGCGATGCGAAGCCGTAGTCCGACATAAGCCGCCTCCTAGACGTTGACGCCGGCGACCTCGAAGGTCGCGGCGATCGCGACCAGCTCGACGTCGGGCTTGGCCTGCTGCGCGACGGTGACCTGAACGATCGGCGCGTGCGAGAAGCCGGTCTTGCCGATGCTGACCCACATCGTGTTGCGGTTGGCCGGGCGATTGCGCGCCGGCTGGTCCCACTGGCCGTAGGCGTCGCGCTGCGGCGTGGTCGGCACCGGCGGCGGCGGTCCACCCATGTCGGGGCCCCACTCGGCCTCGTCCCAGACGTCGGCCGGGCCGGGGTCGGGGCCGGGCTGCGGCGGCGGCGGGATCTCGACGATGTAGTCGGTGGCGGCGTCGAGCTGCGGGATGAACGGCTCTGACGCGGACGTGGTGAAGATCGCGCGCGCCTGCCGCCAGTGAACCGTCATCGAGCGCGCCTGAAACATCTCCCAGCCGCCGACCAGCGTCGCGACGTAGGGCAGGCCGTCGTCGGAGCCGGTACGCTCCATCTGCATGATGCGCCCGTCGCGCGTGCCGAAGAACATATTGGCGCGCTGGCGCAGGAAGCAGAGCGCGTCCCAGCCGACGCCGCGCCCGAAGGCGCCGGTGGCGCTGTTCATGGCTAGGCAATACTGGTTGCCCGGCCGCCCGCCGGGCAGCGTGATGAAGATGCCGCCGTACTCGTCCCAGCGCCGGATCGTCCACGGGTAGGTGGTGTTGATCGCGACTTCTTCGCGCCACATCCGCTTGATGGCGCGGCTGACCATTGCCAGCTCCATCTCGCCCGCCGACTTGGTGATCACTTGGTTCATCGGCACGACGCCCTCGACGGTGAGGATCAGCAGGTCGCCGCCGACCTGCTCGTGCGCGTTCATCCCGAGCGGCTTGCCGACGAAGTAGCGGCCCTCCTGCCGCCAGTTGGCGGCGTCACCGGGATTGTTGCCGGTCCAGATCAGCGCCTCGCCTTCGGAGGTCACCACCACCAGCTTGTCGTCGATGCCGTCGCCGGCGTCGATCGACCAGTTGCTCATGAACATGAGGTAGCCGCCGCGGGTCGCGGCGCCCGACATCGGGATCTTGGTGAGCGTGCCGCCGACCGCGTCGACGCCGAGGTACCAGACGTTCATCGACCGCTTCTCGATGAAGAACAGCCGGTTGCGGTACTTGCAGACGTAGGACAGGTTGCGGCCGTTCTCGACTGGCGAGCCTGCGGGTCCGGTGATCGCGCTGGCGCCGTCGGCCGGGACGGCCGGCGGCAGCAGCTCGGCCCATGTGATGCCGTCCTTGGTGCGCAGCACCGGGTCGCCCGCGTCGTTGACCGCGAGGCCCCAGTAGCCGCCGAGGTTGGCGAGCACGGTCGCGGAGTAGTTGCCGCTGGTGCGCCCGGTGGCGATCGCGGCCGGCGTGCCGGTGGTGACGTCGAACACCTTGGTCGCCTGCGCCGCGAACATGCGGTGCTGGGCGGTGTCGACGTACTCGAACGACGAGATCACCGGCACGGCGTCGGGCAGCGTGGCGTAGCGCGTCGAGCCGCCGCGCAGCTTGACGCCCTTCATGGTGGGAAACCAGTTGTCCGAGACGATCGCGGCGCCGGGGCCGATGTAGGCGTCGTTCTCGTGCTGCACGAGCCCGCGGGTCGGGGCCGGGAGCGTCACGGTCTTGAGCGCCTGCGCGTAGTTGCCCGGCACCGGCTGGCGGCGGAAGGCGGCGTGCGCGCTCATGTCGGGACCGGCCACGGATAGCTGTGGCGCATGGTGTGCGACATCGGGCGGCGGTCGATGATGATCGGCGCGGGCTGGTCGCGCCCCATCGCGTTGGCGAGCGCGTCGGAGTAGCTGCCCATGTCCTCGGCGTAGGGCGAGCCCTTCTGCGCCTTCCACTGCCAGACCATGCCCAGCTTGAGCAGCCGCTCGTCGAGGCGGAAGCTGTCGGTGTCGGCCATGAAGGCGTCGCCGTAGCCGCCGCTGGTGAGCGCCACGCAGTTCCGGTCGAGGTAGACGAACGTGGCGGTCTGCCCGACGCCGAGCGCGGGCGAGAACACCATATTGCCGCCCATCATCGTCCACTCGCCGCCACCGTAGTCGGCCACGTTCGAGATGCGCCGCTGCAGCCACTCGTCGGCGTCAGAGATGAAGATCATTGGCGACTGCGTGTCGGTCGAGCGCCACACGTTGGCGGTGACCGGCATGCGCTTGTAGTTGGCCGGGAGCGGGAAGGCGGTCTGCACGCCGTCGCCGACAAAGACCTGCGTCGCCTTCAGCGCGGTCCAGTCGCGCGTGTCGTAGGCGATGCGCTGACCCATCTCGTTGGCGAGCGCGAGCATCTCCTGCATGGTGCGATTGTTGGCGATGCCGCCGAACACGGTCGACGGCACGGCGACGCCGACGGTGGCGCAAACGTCCTTCACCACCGTCAGCAGGCTCATGTCAGGCCGCCTTGTCGGGTCGCGCTTCCAGCGCCATGCGCACCAGCGCCTTGCGGTTCAGGTTGCCGATCGGCTCTTGTCCGGTGTGCGCGGTGACGTAGTCGCGGATCTGATCGGTGGTCATCTCCTTGAACTGGCCCTCGCCGCCGCTCTTCTTGAGCGCCTCGTTGTCCTCTTCGAGCACGGCGTTGCGCGCACGCAGCGCCTCCAGCTCCTCGACCAGCTGCGTGTTCGGCGCGTTGCTCTTGCTCTGCTCGATATAGTCGGTGGCTTGGTTCTTGAAGTCGCGGCCGTGCGGGCCGAGGTTCTTCAGCTCCTGACCGTCGATGATGGCGAGCTGCTCGACCGTGTAGATGTTCTGCGCGCGCAGCTCGGCGCGCTTGCCTTCGGACAGGAACGGCGCGTGGTCGAGCGGCGTGCCGGTCTTGGTCTGCTGCATCTGCGCCTTGAACTGCGCGTACTGGCGCGGGAAGCGTTCGATGTAGGTGCGCGAGGTCTGCTCGCCGGTGAACGGGTTGACCTCCCAGTGCGAGTGCGCGGCGGCCGGGTAGGGCGTCCAGTTGCGCGAGCCGGGCACGCGCACCTCGACCACCTCGATGTCCTCGTAGATCGGCCGGCCCTCGGTCGCGCTGCGCGCCTCGTTCTTCAGCGCCATGTTGCGGAAAGTCGCCACCAGCGCGTCGTCGGGGTGGCGGAGTTGGCTCGTCTGCATCCGTAGCTCCGGGTTTCGCGTGAAATGGGCGGAGCCGCCGACCGACAGGCTCGTCACTGAACGGTCGGCGGCTCCGGGTGTCGGAACACGGGGCTGGAAAGGATTGGGGGGACCCCGCGTCCCAATGGATCAGGAGGCCGGGACGCTGTCGTAGAGCCTCCAGTTGAACAGCGGATTGACCATGGTCAGTTCGCCCATCCAGCCGATGAACTGAGCGATAGCATCCTTATCGATGGGCATTTGGCCCTCGCCCTCGAACAGCTTGTCGAAGTTACGCGAGGGGTGGTAGCGCAGCCGGAAGCTGTCGGTGTTCAGGCCGAACGTCGTGTTGGCCGGCATGTTCGAGCCGATGCCGCCGTCGAGCACGATCTCGGCCCGTTTTCCGCCGCCGATATACTCCAGCGCCGTGAAGCCGAGCTTGCCCAGCGACGTCTCGCCCTGCTGGCGCTGGATCGCGACCGTGGCCGCGTCGTAGGCGGCGTAGTGTTCCGGGGACATGACCAGCAGGTCCGCGTAGTTGCGGTTGCGGCTCTGCTTGGTCATCACTGCGTTGAGCAGCGGCCGGATGGTGGTCGCGTTGACCTGCGTGCCGATCGCCGCGCTGTAGGTGTGCGCGTCGTAGGTCTTGGTCTGCCAGATGGTGGCGATGTTGCGGTCGATGCCGCCGTAGGTGCCGGTGGTCGGCACGATCGGCACCGCGGTGGCGAGCCCGGTGATCTGCTTGCCGCCGTTGGCGGTGCCGTCGCCGTACAGCCCGGCGTCCATGGCATCTTCCAGCGCCCGCTCGGCCGCCTCCATGTAGGCATCCAGAACATCTTCGAGCTGGTTCTCGCCTTGGTTGTTGAGGATCTCCTGCATGCTGAGCACGATCGGCACGACCACCATCTTCGGGTCGAAGAAGGCATCGTTGAACAGGTCGATCGCCGGGTTGAGCAGCTGGTCGTAGCCGGAATACCACTGCGCGACCTGCTTGCCGATCTGCAGCGTCTGGCGAATGCGCGGCCCGCTGTAGGTCTGCCAGAGCCCCTTGCGGCGCATGACGGCCAACAACGCATTGTTGTTGGAGACGAGGTCCTCGTAGGACGACGAGCGGTCCTCGACCGCCATCGACAGGATCTGCTGATAAGCAGCATTGGTGGTGACGTTGGGCATCAGAGTGCTCCCGAGGGTTCAAAGGATCAGAGCGAGCCGCTCGCGCGCTTGATGGCGCTGGCGATCGCCTCGCGGCGGCCGACGGGTCGTTGCGGGCGTCCGGTCCCGTTGGTGGGCCCTGCGGGTGCGCCGCTGATCGACTTGCCGGTGGTACGGGTCTGAGCCGTCGGGGTGCGGGTCTGAGCCGCGTGGGTTGCCGGGCGGAGCCTGTCCGCTCTGGCGTAGGCTTGGTCGAGCGTGAAGCCGAGCTTGATTTCCTGCTCGATCAGATCGCCCAGCTCGTCGAACCTTGGGTGCGCGTCGGCGTACCGATCAAGCGCGCTGCGGGTCTGGCTGAACGTGGCCTGATACTGCATCTGCTTGATGCCGGTTGCAAGCTGGCTGATCTCGCGGTGCAGCTGCCCGATCTGGGCGTGCTGCGCGGCTTGCATGTTCTTGGCCTGCACCAGCTGGTGCTGTTCCGGCGTCTGGTTGATGACGTGCCAGCAGATGTCGCGGAAGGTGATCGGGGTGCCGTCGTCGGCGCGCAAATTGAGGTTCTGGGTAATGACGTCGAAGCCGGCCACCGGGTCCTGCCGCAGCCGCTGCTCCATGCTGGTGTAGCTGGTGAGCGCGCGCTCCAAGGTGGTGCCCTGCTGCGCCGCCATCTGCTGGAACGGGCGGATCGTCTCCATGACCTGATGGTCGGCACGGTACTGCCCGTAGGCGCGCTGGAACTCGCCGTTGGCACGGTGGATCTCGCCGCGCACGCTCTCCGGCGTATTGGCCCAGTCGGCCTTGGCGCGCTCGTGCAGGCGCACCGGCGGGTCGCGGTAGGGCGCCGTCTCGGGCAGCCGGGCGTGCGAGGCAACGGCGGCATTTGCCGTCGTTGCCGTCGTTGCCGCTTGACTTTGCGCCGGCTGGCGCGGCGCGAAGTGGCCGTGCTCGGCGCGGTCGCGCGGCTGCGCGGCGCCCTTCTGCGGCACGTCGCCCTTCTGCCCCGGCTGGTCGTCCGGCCGGCGCTTGAGGTCGATCGTCGGCTTCTCGCGGTCGATCGGCTCGGGCGGCTGGTTGTGGCCGATCTTCGGCTTGGCCGCCTCGGGCTTGGGCCGGGTGTCGACCTTGGAGAAGGCGCGCTGGATCGCCTCGCGGCGCGATGTCGGCGGCGCCTCGGGCTTGGCCGGCGCCTGCGAGCCCACCGGCGCGGGCGCACTGACCGGGTTGGGATTGACCGGGACCTCGGTCTGGCTCGGCTGCGGGGCTGGCTGCGACGGCGGGGCGGTATCCGGGGCGACTGCGGTGTCTGACATGGCGACGTCCTGCGTGGCCGCGACGAGCGGCGGTTAGGACGAGCCTGTGGAGTGCGCCGGCCGGACCCCCGTCCCGCCGTCAGATCACCGGGCGCGGTGGCCTGCCTTGAACTTCTCCGCCGCAGTGCGCAGCGCCTTGCGGCGCGCGTCCTTCACGGCACGCTGGTCGGTCGAGCGCACCAGCGGCTTTGGTTTTTCGTTGCCGATCTCGATCAGCCCGAGCGATCGCCCGACCGCGCGGAACTGGCGCTTGGACGTGTAGAACCTACCGTCGACCTGTTCCACGGGGTCCATCGTGTCCGAGATCACGGACGGGCACGGCAGGCTTGAGCGCGCCACCGGGATGCTGCGCCGGTCCACGCGCCAGCGACCCGGCTCCACTTCGATCAGCCTCACGTCCATCGGCAGCTCCTGCAAGCATCAGCAGCGGCGGTACCACGAAGGTGACGGCGAGCGCCATGCGCGGCGCCACCACCTTGGTCACCGGCGTGCCGCGACCGTTGGCCGCCTCGGACACCGGCACGCCCAGACGCGGGAACGTGCCGGTGACGTCGATCACGGGCAGGCCGCCCGCCGCTACGGTAACGACCGGCCATCCCATGTTGTTCTCCTACTTGTCTGCCGTCGTGGCTGTTGCGGCCTTCACCGCCCACATCGCCGCTTCTTCGTAAGCAGTCTGCGCCAGCGCGGCGCAGCGCCCCTGCTCGGGAAATGGCGACTTGTACTGCTCGCAGAGATCGATCAAATCGGCGGTTTTCTGCTTGATCTGATCGACCACGCTATCGCCGGACGGATTGAACGAAACGCGCACGCGATCTTGTCCAAGGCTCATCGCCGGTCACCTCTTGCCCTTCTTGACGCGCTTGCTGCTCGGCGTGTCCTTCTTTGGCTTGCGCTGCTGCTCGCGCTTGGCGCTGCTCATGCGCGCGACCGCGGTGAACTCGAACGACAATACGTCGCTCATCTCCTCGCCGCGCGATACTTCGACGTCGACGATCTCCGCCGTCGCCGACACCGGGCAGTCCGCGGTCAACTCGGTCGGGGACACGACGATCGTCGGCACGTCGACGTCGTCGAACACCACCACGCAATTCGGGCCGAAGCCCGAACCGGTGACGGTGAGCGGGAACGAGCCGGAGCCGACCACCGCGGTGTCGGGGCTGATATCGGTCAGCACCAGCGGCGGCAGGTTCTGCGGGTCCTCCGGGACCTGATTGGGTCCGTCCGAGCCGGTGAATACGTGCGAGCCGGGAGGCTCGTTGATGCTGACCAGCCGGTCGGGCTCGCCCAAGCCCCCGCCGCCTTCCTTGGCCTGTCGCTGGCGGTTCTCCGCCTCCTGCACCTGATCGCCCGCGTCCTTGGTGTGATCGAGGCCGAGGCTCGGCCACTGCTCGACCTTCACCTCCGGCTCGGGCGGCGCCACGCCGGCAATGCTCTCCATGCCGAGCCGCTTGGGGTCGACGATGCCGCCGGGGTCCTTGATCCGCGCGTTCGGTGGCCCGGTTTCCTCGGGCGCCACGCTCGGGATCGCCGGATTGACGTTGTCGCGGGTCTGCTGGCCGTGGTGGCTGGTGTCGTCGAGCCGGTCCTCCGGCTTGGTGCGCTCGATGAAATCGAACGGCTTCTCCTCAAGCAGCTCGCGCCGGTCGTCGCCCTCGGCCTTGGGCAACCGCTCGGGCTGGTCGTCCTTGCGCTTGCGGCCGTCGTCGAACGGCCGATCCTTGTTGATCTCGGCCTCGCGCTGGCGCTGGCGCTCGTTACGGCCGTCGTCGGGCGTGCGTGGAGTGTTCATGTGAACGTCCAATTCGTTGCGTTGCTGGGGGTACCGCCGACGCCGTTGACGACCGTGACCGGCAGGGTGCCGGCCGTGGCCCGCTTCGGCGCGTTGGTCACCGTCAACGAAGTCGCGCTCACGAAGTTCGTCGTCTGCGCAACGCCGTTCACAAAGACGACGCTGGAGCGGTTGAAGTTGGTTCCGGTCACGGTCAGCAGCGTGGTGCCGGCGCCGGAGACGTTGCTCGCGCCGCTCGCCGCCGACGTCGTCGGGGTGCCGGTGCCAACCGTTCCGGTCAGGTAGGAAGCATGGCTGGCGTTCGGCGACAGGGTGTAGGCGCCCAGATCCGACACCGCCTGCGTCGGGCACTCGGCGCGCGAACCGGGTGCGGTGACCACCACCTCGGTGCCGGCGCCCTCGTGCGCCACGGACGTGGAGGCCGGGACCACGCCGCCGGCCGCGCCGGGGTAGCTGTTCTCGGTGCCGCCCGCGGTCGCGCCGGTGCCGGAGGCGAGCGCCGCGGTATTGGCCGCAAACGCGGTGAGAGCGCCGGCGGTGCCGTCGTCGAAGTAGGGCGGCGGCGCGGAATTGAAGATGTTGTTGTCGAAGTTGTCGGCGTAGGTCGCCTTGGTGAGATTGGGCGGATTGGGCGGCGTGGCGCCGGTGAACGACATATTCGTCGGCGGCGTCGGGCTGGGCGGCGTAACCGTCAATGCACTTTGGGCCATTGTCGTCTCCTCTCGGGTTGAGTACCATAGTCCCCATGCACGCGCTTGAGCAAACGATCCGCGACCTGATCGCGCGCAAGAACGCCGCCACCGCGGGTTCGGCCACGTATCGCATGGCCGTGCGCCAGCTGACCGGCCTGCACCGCACCAGCGCCGAGGCGGAGCCGATCATCGAGGAACTCGATCCGCTCGAATGGGGCGGCGTTCATTTCGGATACCGCGACTGATCGGCGATCGCGCCCATTCCGACGGCGCCCATCAGCGCGTACATCGGGATTTCACCTTTGATGATCCCGCGCCGCAGTATCTCATCCTTCGGCATGCCGGTAAGGCGGTGCGTGCGCTCGATGCTCTCGTTGATCGTCTGGATGAACGGCTGTCCCGCCGTGTAGGACGGGTCCTTCATGTTCTTGAAGCCGGACCAGCCGACGTCCTGATAATTCTGCGGACGCACGCCGACCTTGGCGGCCTCCTCGCCGAGCACCTTCTCGTACAGGCCGTAGGTCCCCGGCGGCGGCATCATGACCTTGGGCGTCATGCCCGACGTCATCTGCTCGTCCATCGTCGCCGCGCCGCGGTTGCCGGTGAAATTCTGCGAGAAGTTGTGCCGCTTCGGGTTGGCCGCGCCGAGCGCGGAGAAGCCGCCCTCGTCGAATATCTTCTTGTGCATCGCCATGTTGCCGGAGGCGTAGCGTCCGCCGATCGGGAACGGCATCTGGTGCGCGGCCTCGGGGTACGGCTTGCCGGTGGCGCGCAGGTAGTTGCCGTAGTGCGCCATCATCCAGTTCGAGGTAGGATCGGCGCCGCCGGTCGTGGCCGCCATGCTGGTCGCGATGCGATCCTGAAACGCCTTGCGCCCGGCCTGCGGCCCCAGCTCCTTGATGAACTCGTCCTCCAGCTGCTTCATCGCGTACCAGTCGGCCGTGTTCGGGAGTTGCGTACCGCGCTCGAACGCGGCGCGCAGGCGCGTGCGTGCCTCCTCGCTGCCGATGTTCTCCATGTGCTTGTCGATCGTCGCCTGCTTCTTCGGGACGATCGTTGTCGTGTCCACGTTCGGCGGGTAGTTGGCCGGATCGACGTGCTGGCGCTGCGCGACGTCGAAGTACGGCTGGTAGCCGTTCTTCGCCATGTCGTCCGATATTCGCTTGCGCTCCTTCTGGAAGGCTACGGCCTCGGGCGTCAGCTCCTTCGACCAGAACTCCTTCTTGGTCTTGGGGTCGATCGCCAGCACCGGAGGCCCGACCGGCGGGTACTCCTCGGCGTACTGGCCGAAGCGCGCCGCGACCGGCGGGTTGTTGTGCCCGATGCCCGGCGGCGTCCAGTTGGCAACATCCGCCACGCCGCCCATCACGGCCTTGCCGCGCGGCACGCGCGGGCGTCCCGCGGCCTCGGCCGTGTCGGAGCCAAGCACGGCGCCGGCGGCAGCGGGTATGGCGCGGCCGATCGCGCCGAGGCGCTTGACCGGATTGAGGTAGGTCGCGGCGTCGAACACGTTGTCGGGCGCGAGCGCGTTGCCGAGCGCATCGGCCATGCGTTGCTGCTCGACCGGGTTCATCCCGGTGACCGGCGAGCGGATGTCGGCCGGGCCCTCGCCCTGCTTGGCGAACGCGCGCAGCGCGTCGGCGCTGCGCTGGTGCCTCTGCAGCTGCGTCTCGTCCTTGTTCTGCTGCCGCCGGGCGCGATCGTAGGCGTCGAACGGGGCGTAGGTGGTCGGGCTGTACTGGTCGGTGCCGGCGAGGGCGCCCATGCGGTAGGCGCCGGCCGCGCTCGGCTCATCCGGCCAGCGTTCGTGGACCGGCGCCAGCGGGGCGGGCGCCGGGTCGATCGGCATGCCGGTGAACGGATCGTAGTAGCGATCACTCATTGCTGCGCTCCGATGCCGGGTGGAATATTCCACCACTGCTGCAGCGGCTCCTCGCTCTGCAGCACGCCGAGCGTGCCCTCGCGGCGGATCTGCTCGCGCACCGACGGATGCGGTGTTTGCAGCTGCTGCAGCTGCTGCTCGGCGGCGCGCATGCGATCGCCCTTCACGTCGTTGAGCATCGTCTCGGCGCGCTGGATGGCGTCGATCTGGTACTGCTGCGCGAGCGGTGTCGCCGGATCGTAGTGACCGGGCGGCACCACGTCGGGACGATGCGGCATGTTCCCGCGCATGCGCTCGATGACGGCCTGTGTGATGCGATCGCGCCAGCTCATCAGAGCGCCCCCACGGCCCAGAACACGATCGCAGCGCAGACCACCGCCAGCGCGAGCAGCGTGTAGATCGCAACGTGATCGCCCTCGATCATCACAGTCGTCCCGGAATGTAGGCGCGCCGTCCGAAGTTGAGGACGCCGGGCGGCGGCAGCAGCGGCGCGCCGCGGTCGACCTCCAGCACGGCGACGCTGGTCGTCACCATGATCGCGAGCGGCGACGCGGTCAAAACAATATCGCCGGCCGGCGGCGCCGTCGCGACGATCAGGTCGGCCGATCCGGTCGCGATCGTGACCGGGAGCCGGATGCCACTGAGGACGTAGTTGTCCTGCGTCACGCCGACGGTGAGCGTGGCGGTCTTGAAGCTGGCGGTGACCGGCAGCACCGTGCCGGTCAGGACGAAGGCGTCCGAGATGACCCCGACACGCAGGTCCGCGGTCTTGAAGCTGGCGGTGACCGACAGCGTCGTGGCGACGATCTGGTTGCCGCTCGACTTGACCAGATTGGCGGTCTTGAAGCTGAGCGTGACCGGCAGCTTGGCGGACGTCAGCCGCCACGCCGAGCGCAGCGTGGCAGTCTTCGGCGCGACGGTGACCGAGAGCGCGGAGGATGTCAGCCGGCGCCCGGCCGACAGCGTGGCGGTCTTGGGGCTGACGGTGACCGACAGCTTGGCGGATGTCAGCCGCCGCCCGAGCAGCAGCGCCGCGGTCTTGGGGCTGACGGTGACCGGCAGCGGCGTGCCGGCGACCCTGCGGCCGGAGCCAATCGACGAGGTCTTGAACGAGGCCGTGACCGCCAGCGTCGTGCCGGTCAGGATATAGCCGCGCCGGATCTTCAGGTCGGCGGTCTTGGGGCTGACCGTGACGCCAAGCGTCGTGGATGTCAGGCGGAAGTCGCGGTGCGCCGAGAGGCTGGCGGTCTTGAAGCTGACCGTGACGCCAAGCGTCGAGCCGGTGAGCTTGTAATTGCGCTGGATCTTGAGGTTCGCCGTCTGCGGCGTGACGGTGACCGCGAGCGTCCCGGTCGTTTGCCCGAGCTGGCCGTCCCAGTGCGCCGCGTCCCACTTGCCGCGGTCCCATCGCTCCGGCACCACTGGCTTGACGAAGGACATGCGCGCTCATCACTGGACCGTGAGGAAACCGTTCGTTCCGTCGAAATCGCTGGTGAACGTATCGGTGTCGGCGAGCGTCACGCTGGCGCCGTTGTCGATCTTGGCGACCACCTTGTTGCCCGCGCTCGAGTTGTAGACGACGACGTAGCGGAACGGACCGATGCCGCCCGCGGTGGCGGTGAACACGGTGTCGGCCAGCACCAGCTTGAACACGCCCGCCACCGTCGCCGCGCTGCTGGTGGTGAGCGTATTGCCGCCCGCCGGGTAGCCGTTGGCCGCGGCGGGCGGGGGCGCCACGGTCGTATTCCAGACGGTGTCCGCGGCACCCGGCGCGGTGTTGGTCAGCGCCGCCTTGAACACGGCGGTGGCGAGGTTGTGACCGGCCTTGGACAGCTCGTCGATGAAGGCGTCGTATTTGACGATCGGTGCGACGGCCATCTTACACTCCCGGTCTGGTTGGCGGCGCGGTCATCTTGAACTGGGCCATGGCGCGGCGCTCGTCCTGCTTCGCCAGCATGTCCTGCTGCTTGATCTGCGACGCCTGCTTGGCCATGTCGATCTTTACGGCGCCCGCCTGCAGGTCGGCCTGCTTCTTGACCATGTCGGCCTGATGCTTCTCGCGATCGGCCATCATCTTGAGCTGGGCCTGCTGCGCCTTCTCCGCGCCGTCGCCCTGCTTGGCCTGCAGGTCGGCCAGCTTCATCTTCTCGTTGGACGCGATCTTCATCTGCTCGTGCTTGTCGCGCATGCCCATCTCGGCCTGCTTGAGCTGGGCGTCCTGCGCGTCCTTCTGCTGCGCGTGGGCGATCTTCATCGCCTCGATTTCCTTGGCGGTGTTGGCCTGCACCGTGGTCGGGTCAGGCCCCTTGGGCGCCTCGGCCTTGGTCTGCATCAGCTCGACGAGGTCGTCGATCGCGCCGTCGAGCGAGCGCCCGGCGCGGTAGGGCGCGGTGGCGAACTTGAGAACCTCGCCGCAGAAGCCTGCGGTCTGCGGCTCGACCATGATCATCTGGGTGAGCTGCGGCAGCAGCTGGGCGAGCACGGCGACGAACTCGGCGCGGCGCTGCTTCTCGGAGTTCTCGTCGAGCTGGATGGTGCTGTCGCTCTCGATGTCGAGGGTAAAGGACTTGGTGCGACTGTCGCGGAACAGCTCCATGACCTGATCGAAGGTCGGCGCCTCGATGATCTTCTTGAGCGCCTTGTGCCCTTCCGCGACCACGGCCTCGGCCTGCGCCAGCAGCGCCTGCGGGTCGCCACCCGGCGGAGCGGCCGTGGCGCCACCGGGCGGTCCGCCCGGCGGCGCGGCTGGCGGGCCGCCGGGCGGCGCTCCCGGAGCGGTCGGGCTACCGGGTGGAGGCCCACCGGGAGGGGCTTGCTGCTGCAGCATCTGGCGCGCCATGGCGAGCTGCTGCTGCTGCTGCATCAGCTGCTGGCTCAGCTCGCGCGCCTGCTTCTCCTGCATCTTGGTGGTCGGGAGCTGGGTCTGGCTCATCGCGATGATGGTCAGCTCGTCGAAGTTCTCGGTGATGATTTCGGCGGTGATGTTGACGAGGTCGCGCGCGATGCGGACCAGCTCCTCCTGCTTGTCCTTGATGCGGCTGGAGCCGTACTGGGTTTTCAGCTCCTGCGCGCCGAGCGTCTCGCGCGCGTCGGTGGCGCCGCGCATGATGTCGGACAGGCCCATGATCTGGTAGATGTCCTGAATGATCTGCTGGCGCAGCGTGACGCACTGCTGGATGGTCGCCGCGATCTCCTGAATGGGCAGCCAGATGATCACCTCTTTCGATCCGCCGAAGGCGGCCCAGTTGCTGATCGGGACCAGCATGCGGCCGGGCGTGTTGGTGGTGATCGCCGCCTGTATCGCCTCGCTCAGCTCGGCGCCGCCGGCCGGGTAGAACCCCTTGGCCTCCAGCGCGCTTGAGAGCGCGTGGATCTTCGCCGTGAGCGTGTCGATCTCGTTCAATTGATCTTCATACTGCAGCGCGTCCGGGACGGGCACGAGGCTGCCGCGCTGCAGGGTGCCGTAGGCCGGCTTGGGGCAGGGGAAGAAGTCGACGCAATCAAGGTGTGGATCCGCCTCGTCGAGGATGTCCTCGCAGCCCTCGGCGACCCAGACCACGCGGCGGTTGGCCTTGTCCCAGATTTCCCAGAATTTGGCGCGTTCACGGGCATCCGCGCCGCCGATCTCCTTGACGTCGCGGTCGACCTTGTAGTCGGCCTCCTTGTAGCAATCGCCGCTGGTGGCGTGGAACCGCTCGCGCGCCTGCGCGCGGGTCAGGTAGGAGGCGGCGGCGACCCACGTCACCTCGAACCAGTTGCGCGCCACGCTGTGAAGGAAGTCGCGGCGCTGCTTGAAGTCGACGCAGACGCACTCGTAGTCGTGGCGCTCGTCCTTCTCCTCGTAGCGGCACCACGCCACGCCGCGGCCGTAGAGGGCGACGTCGTTGCGCACCAGCAGCATCAGGTCGTTGATGTGGCAGAGGTCGAAGCTGGCCGTGACGCAGCGTTCGAGCACCTCGGAGGCTGCCTGCGGCACCGGGCGGCGGTCCTTCCACTTCGGCGTGACGACCGGCTGCGGCGGCTTGGCGTAGATGGAGGGGCCGATGACCTCGATGTTGGCCCAGAGCATCTGGAACTCGCGGTCGCGGCTGGCACTGCTCAGGCGGTCGATGTTGGCATACCGCCTGTCGATCTTGTCGCAGTGGTCGTTCCAGCTGTCGAACGCCTTCTCGCTCTCGCGCAGCAGGTTGAGCCACGCGTCGGCCTTGTCCGGTTCGAGCCGGACATCAAATTCCAGATCGTCGTGGCGGACGTCGTCGTCGGCCGGAGGGGGCGTGTCGACCATCTAAGCCTCCCCGCGCCAGATCCGGCGCAGCATCTCGTCGTCGCGATAGCGATAGCTCGGCAGCATGCCGAGCTTGGCCCACGCGCGGTAGTGCTTCTCGTCGACCTGCCACGCCAGCCAGATCGCGCGGACGTGGCGGATGATCGGCCAGCGTTTCATGCCGCGGCGCTCCGGTATTCCCACGCATTACCACAGACCGGGCACGCGAGCATCAGCCGGTTTTTGTCGCGGTAGACGCGCTTGCTGGCGCGGCTGTCGCACTGCGGACAGGCGCGCGAGCTACGCGGGCTTGCCGTGGTTGGCAGCGGGCCGAGTGGTGCGATCCACTGTGATCCCAAATCTTGCTCGACCCGCTTGGCGACAGACTGCGGTGTGATCTCGACCGCCGCGCCGAGATCGGGCACGGGGATTTTTTCAGTGAGCAGATTACTCGCGTCGATCAGCAGCTGCGCGGCGTCGCGGATGGCGTGGTCGGCGTCGTCGCCGTAGTGGCCGATGATGTAGGCGGCGCAGGTGCGCATGCGGTCGGTCAGCTCGCTCATGGCGCGCGCCAGTCGCCCTTGCGCACGAACTGGCCGGTGCGGCGGTACTCTTGGTAGCGGCGATACGCCGGGCTGGCCTCGAACAGCGCGCGCTCGTTCGCCGTGACCGCGTCGGCGCAGCGATCGAGCGCGGCGAGGTCGAGCACGTCCTGCGCGCGCTGCTCGCGTATTTTCTCCTTGGCACAGGCGAGCTGCCATCTGGCGGTCGCCAGCTGGCCGCGCAGGTCGCGGATCACCGCGGTCAGGCTCGGCTTGGTCTTGGTCTTGCGCTTGGTCACAGCATGGCCCTCCTGCGTGGCTCGGGTGGCGGCGGGATGATCCAGCCGCTGAGCGCCGGGTTGGGTGGCGGCTTGATCTTACGCAACGCAGGCTTGCGCCAAGCCATACTCATATACCTAAAGGCGTCCGACGGATGCGAGGTCCAGTCGTGGACGGCGTTGGCGCGGAACGCCTTCTTGTCGTCGTCCCACTCGCGACGGTACTGTTCAAGAGCAGATAAACCACCTTCCTCTGTGCGGGGGTGAAAGACGCAAAGAGGCAAGGTTCTTCTGACGGCGTTGATCCCGTCATCAAGACTATGGTGCGGCACCAGCATGGGCCGAAGTCCCATCGACTGCATGGTTTCGACCCGAGTTCGGCCGGACCCCCACTCCTTGATTTTCGCGTCGTGCGGGACGTAGTCGTCGCCGTGCTTCCAGCCATGTTCCTTCTCCTTGGCCTCGATCACGCCGGCGTAGTGCTCCAGACCGACGCCGGAGGCGGCGTAGTGGTCGAGGATGCTGATCTGGCTGCCGCGCGGCTGGAACCACCAGATCGAGGTGTCGTCGCCGACGCCGAGGTCCCACGCGCGGTGGACCGGCTCGCCGGGAATGGCCTGTACCTCCGCGACGCGGCCCTCGTCGCGCACGTCCTTCATCTCGCGGGCGTAGAAGGCGCCGAGGATGGCGGCGTGCCAGTCGCAGAGGTATTCCTGCCGGAACTGGGCCTCGCCGACGTCCGCGCCGTAGAGGGCCTGATACTCGGCGAGCGCCTCTTCGAGCTGCAGGGTGGAGAGCGTGCCGGTGTCGACCGCGGTCAGCCGCTCGCAGAACCACCCCTGAGTGCGCTGCGCGTGGCCGAACATGGCGTGGGCGTGGTTGCGGCCGCGTGGCGTGGTGATGAAGGCGGCCCAGCCGTTGTTCTCCTCGACGATCGGCCGGTGGTAGGCCCACGCGCTCGGATTGGCCAAGGCCCACTCGGAGTAGGTGACGCCGGCGACGCCGGAGCCGACGGTCGCGTCAAAGCGGTCGGAGCCGATGAGCTGCCATGTCGAGCCATTCTTGAACCTGATGAACATCTCGTGGTCGTTGGTGTTGGCGCGCATCGCCTCGGGGAACGCCTCGTCGATCCGCCGGCGGCCGGTGTGCGGGTTGACCGCGGTCCAGATCGCCTTCCTCGCCTGCCCGTACTCGGGCAGGCAGTGCCAGTAGTTGCCGACGCGCTTCCACGCGGAAACGGCGCTGTGGTGCAGGCAGATCTCGTCCTTGCCGGCGCGGCGGTGCCACACCGCCATGGCGCGCTTGCCGCCCTCCTGCAGGAAGGTCCAGAGCCCGGCCTGATGGCGCCGCGGCAGCCAGCCGTGGCTGGGCAGCTCGACCTCGGTCGCCACGTCAGGCGCCCGGGGCGGGCGCCACGCCGGCCGCAGGCTTGGGGCACAAGGCGGCGCGGCGCCCTGCGGCCGCGCTCTCGGCGAGGAGCACGCGGCCGGTTTTAGTGGGCGGTTTACGGGCTGGATCAGCAGACCGGCTAAAAGGATTAACGGTAATACCAGAAAAGGGTTTAACTAAATCATCGGGCGTTCCAGCGACAGTTGGCCTCGCCACCTCCCGCTCTCGATTGGTACCATTTACGATCGAATGGGGGTGGGGATTAGCCAGCCC